TTTAAATCTTAATCTCGCTTTATATAAATTGTAGATTGGTTTACAGAAGACCCCATTTCCTCCATATCCTTTGCCATAGCAGATTTCATCTTAATACTATCCGCATACTTATCTGTTAAAAATGAATGTCTCAACTGATTCACCGAGTGACCCTTCTCACTACCAAATATTTTATTGAGACGCTGATTGAGTTTAACAGGTGTAAGTTTTTGACTATTCGCATCAAATAAAAGATAATCAGTTGGATTAATAGAAATCCATTTTTTAAGAATAGATTTCAAGACCTTATCAATCTTGACTTTTTGTGTTCCGTAAAATTTAGCAGTCTTGTAATTAACAAAGGATAGTTCAGAATTCTTATCGTCAAAAAAGTTATCTTTCTCTCTATCGATTGATAAAATTTTGAATTCTGTATAATCTTTTGCTCTTCTAGGATTTATCAAGTAAAACAAACTAATAATAATAAAATTTTGAATCTTTTGTAGTTCGGTCATATTCAGAGTCTGTTTTTTGTAGAGAAAATCTGCCTCCTTTTTAAGTACATTAAAGATGGTATCAAGTTGTCCTTTCTCAATCCAGTTTTCCTTTTGCTCGTCAGTCTTTTCTTGTGTAGCAATCTCTTTATTATAATCCTTAATATCTGTTAACATTAATGAACGATACGGTTTCGGGTCTTTACAAATAACAACAAGTGCTGATAAAATAGTCTTTCTTTTGTTAGGTTCAACATCTTCTAAATACTTTAAGATTTTGTTAGAGTTCTCAAAGTTTTCCAATTTAATATCCTTATCTCCAAACACTTTTAGATAAAGGTTTTTCAAAATGCTATTGTATGTGGTAATAGAACTATCGGACAATGTAGGACGAGCCTGTTTGATAACTTGTTTTAAATCCATATATATTAAGCATCATATTTTAAATTTACATTAAATCAATATTAATCCGTTTCTATTTTAAAAATTATAATATTTCCATATTATAGAATGAACGCAAAAGAAAACATTAAGGAAAATGTATATTCAAATTCGGTGATATATAAAATTGTCCCAAAGAGTATTGATTTGGATTATATCTATGTTGGTTCTACTCATCGATACAATGATAGAAAGTCATCTCATAAAAGCGATTACCATAATGAGTTAAGTCCTAGATATAAACTAGATGTGTATGACTTCATCAGGAATAATGGTGGATGGTATAATTTTGCTATTATTGTTATTGAGTATTACCCCTGTGAATCCAAAAGAGAATTAGAAAAACGAGAGCAATATTGGAAAGAGATTTATGGTTCGAATATTGGAAAGAGATCATACGCAGAAAAGAATCAATATTATCTAGACCATAAGGAAGAGATTCTAACAAAGTTAAAGACCAATTATGATGAAGACAAGAAGCAACAAAAAAGAGATTATTATTTGAAGCATAGAGAGAAGGTTATCGAGAGACAATTAAATTATTATAATAATGTAGTCAAACCAAAGAAAGCATTAACTGGATATTAAGAATAATGTGAATTAAACAGTTAAAATTCATATTATTAAACAATAATTAAGTATTTGATATGCTTTTAACATAAAATAGTCCAAAAGTATTTAATAAAAATATTTTTATTTAGTATCTAACTAGTATTTAATGATTAATACATAGTTAATCATTAACTTTCAGTTAAAGCATAATATATATAGCACATACTTAACCTTTATTTAATGCTATATGTTCCACCTTTATATAATTTAGTAACGATACGTTGTTTCACATGGTATACACTCCACATTATTTCTATTTTCTTGTGACGCTTTGTCCTCACATAGCACATCAATCTCACGGCGTAATCGTGGGTCTTTTGCTTGAAAGAATTGCTGTAAAATCCATTCATTCTTTTTCCAATCGTTACTCTTATTCAGGTCATCAAACAAATCAATAAATGTTTCGGCATCCTGATACAGATTGCCAGTTCTATAATGAGAAACACTAATAAAATACAAAAATGCTAAACAGTAGAATCCACAAACATCTGACATTAGCGACTGAATATCCTTTGTAAGATGTGGTAGGTAATGAGGTGCTACATATTTTTTTATGTCCTCTGCTGGAGGTGCACCAAATGAATCGAAGAATAAAGGCTGAATTCTACCATCTTTCAACTTTGCTATATATAATGCCGTCCAGTGAGAACCCACATTGTCCTCTCCTGTATCCTCGTCTGTATCGTCTTGTGAATTAATAATGTATCCTACATTGTACTTTAAGGGTTCTTGTTTGAGTTCATTCTTGAAACAGATGCGTTCAAGGGGCATATTCATTTTACTTGCTAAATTAATTATTTCGAAATTAGACAACATATAATATAGAATTATATTAAAATTTTATATTATAACTTTAATTATTGATTAAATGTTTTGCTTCTTTTTTAAATTATACGCTTTTACTCTGTCTCGTTCTTTTTGTCGGTCTTCTTCTGTAAAAACCTTATTAGCATAAGCGTCTCGCTATATTATAAAACAATCTTTCTAATCTAAATAAATCTAAAAATTTTAAAATCATTTTTAATTAAAAATAAAATTGAATTCAATTTCCGAAATAAATATAATTGTATATTATTCATTACTACGTGAAACAAAGCAACTCAAAAGTTTAAAATCAAAATTAAAATAAATAAAAAATCAGTAAACTAGATTTATTATAATTAAAAGAAATAATTGAATTGAATTTTCAGAAAAAATATAAAAGCATATTATTACAACAAAGCGACTCAAAAGTTTTAAAAATGAACTCTGAAATGATTAACGAATTAAAGACTTTATACAGAAATGGATTTCTGATGACACCAAGAGGAATGAAACATTTAAAGATGGCGGTTTCAATAAAAAAAGAATGGGAGGCGGTAAAATCTCAGACTAATTACCAATTCAATACGGCAGCCGTTGATACATCTCCATTTGGTGAGGAATTCAAATCCAAATTATCCAAGATTGCGATTACTCCAATCGGAATTAACAATTGTTGTCACCAAAACGCCGACTTTTTCAGTAACGAAACTGATTTTGAACGTAGGAGTGGCTGGAATGTTACTGCTTGTAAGTGCGGAAAATTTTATTGTTTAGAGTTACACTCTATCAACAAAAAAGATGGAGTCCAATACGATTTTACCAAAGATTTCAACGATGAAACTGAAAAGTACTTTCTTGAAATTAACAAGGCAGATGTAATGCCTGATGATATAGTTCGTATGATGGGGGAGAAAAATATGTATATGAATAAGGGTTGCCGATGCCCTATCAACTGGGAGAAAAAAAATAAAGACAGACTTACCAAGACAAGCGAGGAGGATATGTTAGATAGAATTAGATTTTTAGAAAATTGTATATTTTACCATTAGATAGTATTATAGTAGTGTAGATAAAAAGGTTGCTTAAGCGTAAAATCTACTGTAGCCTATAAGGGCAAGTAGGTAATCCTTTTTTTTAATTTTAAATGTTTAGTGCTTGTGTTCTATAGCTAAGGAAAAATAAAATTTGAATAATCCAAAAATCGTATAGAAAATAAAAAAATATGAAATGAATTTTAAAAATATTTTTAAAAGTAAGTGGTAATTGATTTCAATTTTATTTTTTATTTTAAATACATAGAATGTCTTTTTTAATCCACTTGGAATTTCAGTAATCATATCTATATTAAATGGATATAATTTTATTTAATTAATTAATTCTTGTAAACCCCAGTTTTTTTGAAATGAATTCAACAACATAATCATCATTGTTAGACCATTTCATGTAATCATCTCCTTCAATGGTTACATTAATAGCATCAATAACTTTATCCTCTACGTCATATAGTGTAGCACGAAATGTCGCCGACTGATTCAGAGTTAACATACTTATATCAAGCGAAAAACGAACGGCGGTCTGAATTACAGTTTTGTTAAATGGAAGAATGTTTGACATATACTATATACTTTTATAAAATATATTTTTAAATACTTAATTGTTTGGTTCAACCTTTCTAAATTGATTTCAATTTTATTTTAAATATATAGTCTATATCCAGAACTTTATTTATAAAATCTATTAAAGACGACTGCCTGTAAGTACATCAACCCTTAATGTTTGTTTATATGAAATAAACACAATCAAATCGACAGCTTTGGCGGACAAGTTTTGTCCTTGAATGGAAACCG